CGCGCAGCCACGCCTCAGCGCGCGGCGCGCGGACGTCAAACCGGATTCGCAGCGTGCCGCCGATGCCAGCGGCTGCGGCAGACTGCGCGACTGCGCCGGACTCCATGACCCCGCCGCCAATGTAGGCAACGCGGATTGACTCCAGCAGCTCGGCCCAGGTCGCAGGGCCGATGCCGAGAACGCCGGGGATTTCGTCAACCCTGCCGGCGCTGATCAGCTCGGCGACGCGCTGGATCTGTGCCGCGCTGGCGATGTCGCGAACGGTGCGCAGGAACGCGGCCCGGATCGCCGGAACCTGCAGCTCCTGTTGCTCGCGAATGGTGCGCTCACTCAGCGCCACGACAGCCAGCCGCGTTCGCTGGTCGCGGCAGGCTCTGCGAGCTCCGCTGCGGCCTGCGCGTGTTCTGCTGCTGTCTCGGGTTCGGGTTCGGGCTGCGCGGGCTGCGGGGGCTCTGCGACGGGCTCTGCGGCCAGCACCAGCAGGCCGGCGCGCGCCCAAAGCTTGACCGCGCCAGACTTGCAGGCTTCGGCCCAGCCGGGAACCTCGCACGTGTCGCCCGGCGGGATGGTCACGCCGGCGACTGTGAGGAAATGCTTCGAGCGGTTCAGGATGCGGGCCATGTCGTCACTTCCTCACGATGATCAGATACGCAGCAACAGTGCCCTGCGCGGGCTTCGGCATGATTCGCACGATGTTGTGAGCGATCCCGGACAGCTTGACTTTGTCGGTCGCCTTCGGGACCACGACGCCGCCCGGAATCGTCACCATCAGGTCAGACGCTAGCACGCTGACTTGATCGACGTACTGAGCCGAGACGCCGCGCGCGGTGCCGTCAATCGCCGTATCAACGAACGTCACCGGCCCGGGATTGTGCGCCGGCCCGCTGCCGGGCGTCGCGACAGACAGCACTACGCCGCCTTGATCGAACTCGCGCAGCAGGTCGCGCGCGATGGTCTGCATTTCTCCGTAGAAGCTCACTCGGGCACTTCCATGCTTAAAATCTCTCCGCCCGTGCTCTCATCTAGCATGGCAGCAACCTCGACGGCCCGCACAGCATCAGCGCCCATGATCAAGGCCGCGTTAGCTGCCGGCGATCCGCTTCCCCACGCGCAGAAATTGCATTGCAGGCTGAAAAACGACGTGCCCTCGTAAACCGATATGACTCGGCCGCGCTTGAAATGCACGACGCGTGCGCTATCACCTAACGCTGGCAGTTGCTCTTGCCCAGCGTCCATGGCGCGTATAAAAGCCATGCCCTCGGTGAGGTCGCCAGATACGGCGCAGACTGAACCGTCTTTCAAGCGGTGCAGTTTTTGTACGGCGTGGGTCATTTTCCACCCACAAGAAACCGCCAGAGAATCTGCAGCAACTACGCCGTCTCGATACGCGATAGTCGTCATCAGCGCACCGCCGTCCCAGCCAGAGAAGAACGCGCATATCCCGTCAGGATTCGCGCCAGGATGCCGCCAACGGCCAGCACGGTCGGAACCATGCCCTGCACGCCAGTGGTGCCGGCGTACTCGACCGACACGGCGCCGTCAACGCTGGCGGACTTGATCTGCTTCCCGAGCGTGATGTCAGGCATCAGCGAGCCGGGCGTCACTAGCTCGCGCAGCGCTGCCTCATAGGTCGCGTTGATGACCTCGATCGGAATTTCATTGACGCCGATGGCCTCGCCATCCACGTCCGTGGCCCACTCGCGCGGCCACTCGCGTTCCTGCGTCCGGAGCCCGGTTTTCTCGCCCGGGAATTGGTCGCGGAACGTGATGTCGATGTAGTCCGTCGCCCGGACCAGCGCGGCGGTTTTGTGTGAGTCGCTGCCGGTCCAATGCGTGTTTCCGCGCGCCGTGTGATACGCATCAGCCCCTGCGATGGTGCCGTAATTGGACACGTCAGCCCTCCGGCTCAGCGACCACGATGGCGCGAGCACGCGCCTCTTCGAGCATGACGCGCAGCTTGTCCGTCCCTGTGCGGCCGTGCGGCTTGATGCCATGCTCGGCCAGCGCGGCCAGCAGGGCATCGCGGTCGTCGACCTCGGCCGCTTGCGGTGCCTGCGGCGCAGGCTCAGCCTGACCCCACAGCCGTTCGCGGCGCGGGTCGAAGTCGGCAGCGTTGATGACGACAGGCTGGCCGTCTCGGTCAACAGTCAGGGTAGGCAGGCGCATGCGGGTCTCCGGTGTCTAGTGCCAGAAGGCGGGGCCATTCCAGGCCCCGCCCGCCGTTGTCGCTTAGCGCAGCAGCAGCGCGGTGTGACGCGGCTGCGTGACCTTCCAGCCCCAAGCAAGCGACACCTCGTAGCGGACCTTGCGGTAGCCGCCATACACGCGGACCTCGAAGGCGAGGCCGGAGCGCGGGTCGGTGAGCATCATGCTGTCAAGCGCAAGGTCGCCTTCCTGCGGGATGGCCGGAGCGCGGGTCACCAGCTGAATCGCGTTGCGGTAGAACGCCACGCCGGCCGGGCTCCACAGGTTGATGTCCGGGCTAGCCGCGACGTTGCGCACCACGGTAATCGCGGTCGTCGACGCCGGGATCGCCTGACGCAGACCAGGCTCCTGAATCGTGATCGTGCCGCCGCCGTTGACCGCAGCGTCACCGCTGACCACTACGTAGCGCTCCGAATCGCCCGCGAAGGTGATCACGTCGCCCGCCAAAATCGTGCCCGTGCCGGCAGACGCTAGGGTAATCGTGGTCGCGCCGACCGCATAACCGGCCGTGTTGGTCGTGGCGCCGGCCGCCGTGCCGGTGACGTGGTCGTCGAAGCCGGCCGACTCGCGAACCGCCATTCCGTACGGGGTGATCAGCACGCCCTGCTGATTCACCGGAACCTGCGAGAAGTCGCGGTTGGTGTTGATGCCGTACAGGGTATGGACGTTGGCGCCTGCAGTGGTGTCGATGACCAGATTCAGGTCGCTAGGCGGCGCGCCGTTGTCAACCAGGATCTTGCGCAGCTGCGAGGCGTCCGACATGTTGGACGCGAACGGCACGGTGCCGACGGTGCCGAAAGCGCGCGAGGCGCCAGCGACTGCCGCAGCGGCAAGGTCGGCTTCGACCTCGTTGACCAGCGCGCGCAGAGCCTGCGCGAACATGTCGGCCTGCACGCTCAGATAGCCCGGGCCGGTGTTGAGTCCGCGCTGTTCCTCGCCTACGAAACCGAATTCGGCCGCCCTGGCCTTGCTGATGGTGATGGTGCCGTTTCCGATGGTCTGGTCCGTCGGCTCCGGAATCGTCATCGCCGGAGAGATGTTGCCGGTCGTGTTGCTCGGCGCGATCGGGTAGCGCACGTTCTGGCCGACGGCCGCGCGCTCGGCAGTGCTGTTGCGAGCTACGGCCGGAATGAAACCGACCAGCTCGCGGGAAACGGTGTCCAGACCTGCGTACAGGTCCGGCAGCAGATTGGTGAGAGTGTTTGCCACGGTGATGCTCCTTCTCGGGTTTCGAGTTGCTTTGAGATTGGTTAGGGGTGCCGCATGCCGATCCCGGCGACGCCCCTATCCAGGGGAGCGCGCATAGCATAACGCAAGTCAGTCCACAATCTGCAAATTGCCTTCGCGGGCTGCCTGTGCCGTCTTGGCCTGCTGGGTCGGGGTCATCTTGCCAAACTCCGCGCGAGTGACAACGCGCGAGCCGCCCGCCCCGTCAACTGCGCCGGCGCCGCTGCCGCTGTGGCCGGTGCCGCGTAGGATCTTGTCGCGGTTCGGGTAGGACTGAATGAGCTTTTCCAGCGCTTCGTCGAAGTCAGCCGGATTGCCCGGGTTCGCGTCGCTGTAGATCAGGTTCCCGTGCGCGTCCTTGGCCTGCACCTTGCCGTCCTTCAGCTCGAAGTGACGGCCGAATGCGGCCTGCGCCAAGTCGGCGGGAATGATCAGCTTTTCGGCGATGACCTTGGACCGCGCGAAGCTGCCGCCGATGCGCTCCTGATACAGCTCGCGCTCAAGCGCTTCGGCGCGCTCGGCGAATGGCTTGTAACGCTCTTCGACGGACTTGATCGCTGCGGCCTTGATCTCTTCGACCTTGCCCGCCTCGATCAACTTCGATTCGTCCAGGTTCTTCGCGACTTCAAGCGCGCGCTTGGCTGCGGCGGGGTCAAGGCCGGCGAACCCCTTCAACTGCTGCTCCAGAGTTTCCGCACGCTCGCGGTGGCCCTGGGCCTCGCGGTTCAGTCGCGAAATCGTCTGGTGCATTGCCGGCGCGTCGTAGCTGAATTCTTTTCCGGAGTCGTCCACATAAACCGGCTTCCCATCGTTCAGAACCACGCCGCCATTTTCGTCAAGCTTCAGTTTCATTAGTTTCGCTCCTGCGCTTCCGCGCGTTGTGGCCGTCTGGCCTTTGCGCCCCTCGCCGTCCGGTCCGGGGCAGAAAATCAGGCTTGCTCTATGCCTATGATCGAGTCAGCCAGCAAGCGTTCGCGCTCTGACTCTTCGTCAAACTCAGGACTGAGAATCCCGTAACGCTTCATCTCGGCGCGCAGCGTTGCGCCGGAAATGTCGCCGTTCTGTCGCGTCTTGATCAGCCATTCCGGGGCCTTGTCCTCGAATGCGTCAACGCCGAAGTCGGTAAAGACGCGGACCTCGGGGGAGTCGGATTCCGCTAGCCACTTCGCCGTGATCACAAGCGCCTGTTCAAGCGCGTCCTTGAGCGCAAGCGCCCAGGCCTGAACAGCGCTGTTGCCCTTGGCTGCAGCGACCGCCGTGGTGATCTTGGTCAGGTTGCCCGACTGCGCCGTCAGCGGCTGGCGGCCCAGCTCGCGCAGCTGATTGACGGTCTTGTCAACGTCGTCTGACAGGAAGCGCAGCACGTCAGCTTCCGGCGTGATGAACTTCCACTCGCCGTGGCTGCCGTCCGTGCCCGGGGGCGCGTAGAGAACCGCCTGCGGGCCGACAGGAACTGCCTTCGGATTGCCCGCGCCGTCTGTCGCTGGCGTCACGCCGTTACCTGCCAGCATCGGAAAGCACGTCAGTGCCTTGATATGCTTGAGCGCAGTTTCCTGCTGATACAGCTCGACCTGCAGGTCAGCCGCGTCTCGCATGGGCGGGTGAAATCGCCATTTCGATCCCTTCCGGCGGCCTGTGATGAAAGGCACCATCGGAATCTGATCAATGGTCATGGGCGCGCCGTCTTCGAGCACCCATTCTTCGTTTTCGTTCTTCCGCAGAACTTCCCACGTCACCACTGGCGTAAGCGATCCGTCTTCGCGCGCAACCACGACGCGGCGGAAGATTCGCAGCTTGTCCGGCGCCTCCAGGATCTTGACTAGCGTCAGCTGCTCGCGGCCCTGCATGACCTTCGATTCGATGTCGATCACGGCCGACGCCGGCACGTGCACCCAATACGGCCGAACGCCTGCCGCGCGCTCCTCCTCGACCGTGCGCAGCCCTTCGGCGCGCGTGTAGTCGATCAAGATCCAGTCAAGCGCATGCGCGATGCCGCCGAAGAAAGTCTCCCCGGCAAAGACATGCAGGTTGTTGCCGCGCCCGTCCACGTCCTCGAACATTTCGAGCATGCGCGCCGATGCGTCGCTGGCAAAGGCAACTTCCTGCGCGAACGGCTTGCTGGCCAGACCCTCGACGATGTCGCGAAAAACGTTCGTGAATTTCGCGTTCTCTGCCCGAAACCTGTAATCCCGGTCAGTCTCATTCGGGAACTTTGGCAGGTACTTTTTGCCAGCCTTGCGCATCGCGTGCGCGCCGG